CAAGCGTACCATTCATATATGGCACCCTATCTCACGGTATTATTGCTTGTGGGATGCGAGATATTCGAGCTGGTCACATCACCAGTAAGGAGGAGTTACTATCTCGTGTCCCTAAGTATGTGCTACAGTCCGAGCTAGACTGGATTAAAGAAATAGGTGTTCCAACTACCGAACAAACTGACATCAAAGAGGACGCCCTTCATATCCTGGGGAAGAAGATGCCACTGTACTTTTCTCGCAACTATGACCAAGATATGTCTGTCAACTGGTCTATGATTGAAGACAAGTTTCAAGTGGACATTACCATGAATGATGGTACTATAGTTCCATTGATAGGCACATTTGATGGTACTTTTAGAGAACCGAGTTCGGAAGGCAACGGACTCTTCTTATTTGAGACCAAAAATCTCAGTAGGTGGTCCCCTGAGATTGGTACGTACCTTCCATTAGATTTGCAGGTTGGTATATACATTACAGCTATGCAAGCTTTGCACGGAGAAGTGCCTAAAGGTGTACTCTACAACATCTTACGCAGACCTGGAGAGAGACGTAAGAAAGACGAGTCTATGGCCGACTTCAGTAGTCGTATTGAAGGCAACATTCTAAAAGACGAGGACCATTTCTTCGAGCGTATCCGAATTACCTTTTCCCCCCAGGAAATTGAGGAACACATTGCTAGAACAATGGTTCTTGTAGAAAAGTTCTATGGATGGTGGAAAGAGACTATCGCCAATAAAGACAGTAGATGTCTAGATTGGAACAGTGGAGAATGCAACTCTAAGTATGGTGTTTGCAGTATGTTACAGGCTTGCGCTAATAAGGACTTTAGTATTTACTCAAGACGCAGCCCTATTGTCGCAGAAGGAATCAGTCATGTTGAGTAGTACTGTTAGTAGACTATCTTCTTCTGTAGAAGATAGTAACGGGTGTTGGATTTTGTCAGGAAGTAGTGTTAGAGGTTACATTCAGATAAAAGAGAATGGAGTAGCTATGTACGCTCATAGACTAATGTATGAAGGAGTTTATGGAAAAATTCCTAGTGATGTAGTTGTACGGCACACATGTGATGTGAGAAATTGCGTAAACCCCAATCACTTGATAAAGGGGAGTAGACAAGACAATATAGACGATATGATGAATAGGGGTAGGTTTAAGTTTGAGACAGTACAGGATACCACTATTTCTACGTGTCTTTTTCTGTTGAAAGAGGGAGTATCACAGAGAGACATTGGAATTTCCCTAGGAATTTCACAAAGGCAGGTATCTAGGTATAGTAGGGGTTTGTTTAGAGTAAATGTGTCTGTGGAAATAGTATCTCTATATGAAAGTTTAGATTTAGCTAACGGAAATCACAATGGAAATGCTGCTAAACGTAGATCGCCAGCCGTTGCTGATGGAATCGAGGCAGTAGAATGATGGACTAACCTTCTACCTTAAAACTTTGCCCTTGCGCTACTGCGTTATGCGTTACAATGGCCCTCCCACCACATGCCACCTACGGCAAGAAAGTACAACATGGCTCTGATAAAGAAAATAGGCGGCAAGTCAGTCATAGTAGAACCGGGAGCCGCACCAGTTGCGATTTCGGCTAAGAAAACATTACTAGTTCTTCCCCAGGAACAAAACGTTCCGCCGGAAGAATTCTCATCGTACACCGTACTACTATATGGAGAGAAAAAGCTGGGAAAGACTAGCTTATGTAGTCACTTCCCAGGTGCGCTATTTATCGCATTGGAGCCGGGCACCAAAGCCCTGAAGGTGTTCAGCCAACCAGCCAACACGTACGAAGAGTTGGAGGCTGTAATCGACGCGTTAGAAGTAGACACCCGATTCGGTACAGTAGTGGTTGACACGATCGACATGGCCTACGAAATGACCTTTGACTACATCTGCCGTAAACAGGGTATCAAGCACCCGAACGAAGAAGATGATTACGGCGCAACCTTTACCCGAATCAAGGACACGTTTAAGAAGCTGATTCTTCGGCTTATCACGATTCCTGGGAAAGGTATTCTGTTTATCTCACACGACGTAGAGAAGGAAATCGAAACGCGTGATGGCTCCAAGATACAACGTGTTCAGCCTACCATGGCAAAGGGTGCAATGGCGATTGTAGACGCCCTTGTGGACGTTATCATCAACCTGTATTATGAAGATGGTAATCGCTGGTTGCGTATTGATGGAACGCAGACCTGCGTTGCAGGCTGTCGGTTAGAAGAGAACTTCGTACGTAAAGATGGTACGCCTCGAACTGCAGGAGACCGTATTCGGGTTATCCCTATGGGACGCACCAGTTTGGAAGCGTACGACAATCTGATGTCAGCGTACAATAACGAACAGGTCGACCCAGATCCAAGCGAAGGACCACGTCGGTCCAGTGCACTTAAGAAAGCGAAGGCAGAGTAACACTTCGTTACGACGCCATTAACAACAAAGTCCCACATCTCGTGGGCAGAAAGAGAGACCCATCATGGGTTTAGGCATCAAGATTCCCAAATCAGCACTCACCGCAGGTCGCGAGAAATTCGCTTCAGGAGATGAGAACGAGAATATCGAACTGGAACCGGGCAAGTACATGTTCCAGGTTGCCAAGATTCGAGCAGTCGACACCAAGAATGGCTCACAGCTTGTATTCGACTTGAACCTTGTAGGCGAAGACAAGAAGGGCAAAGTAGGTGTATTCTACGCTCTCACTGAAGATCGTATTGTTTACCTGTTCCGTGTCTTGGCCTTGCTCGGCTATGATGTTTCCGAGTTGGACGACTCAATGTTGGACGAAATTGCTGCTGACATCGAGGCTAACAAGCCTGTCGTTCGGGTTAAGGTAAGCAAGAAAGACGAGTTCATTAACTACCGTATCGAGAAACTGGTCGAAGACATAAGTTTCCTGGGGGGAAGTGAAGAGAAGGAATCAGCAGTTGATACCAGTGCTGGAAAGGTGACCGCTGGTCGTAGTGAAACTGTGGTCAAACCAGCAGCGGCAGTAGTCAAACCAGCAGCTACACAAGTCGCCAAAGCACCACTGAAGGCGGCTCCTAAACCAGCTCCAGCTCCAGCTGCGCCTCCAACGGATGAAGAGGCTGGTATCGAAGAAGAGGTAATCCCTGATGAAGAAGCTGTAGTCGAAGAGGACGCTACCGAGCTTAAGATTGGCCTGAAGTGTAAGGCTAATCTGAACGCTGGTGTCATCGACGTAGAAATCCTTGACATTCACGAAGCCGAGGGTAAGGTTACTGCGAAAGGCACCGATGGACGCAAATACAAGTTCAGTATCGAAAAGCTGATGTAATAGTCAGCAGTTAACTGAGTACTCCGACAGGCAATACAATCCGGAATCGCCATAGGCAAGCCGGGACCACATCGACACCTGTCATTGTACAACATTATTTTTTGAGTAAAGCACTCCTGAGCCGAGGGAGAAAGCGTATACAAGAAGTCAGCCTAGGTGCACCTAACAGTCACCTAGGCATTATTTATGCCAAGCATACCCTAGCAAGGGTTGCGCCACAATAACGCTCAGAAAGGGCCTCTGAACATGGCTAGATTTGTTTTTGCCAATACTGCAACAGTAAAGGCCCACGCTAAGCGGACCTTCACCTTCCCCAGGAAAGCAGAGGAGGTACCTCCTAAGAGATTAGTTGGGACACCGAAAGACGAAGGTCTACCAATTGCTACACCTGGGAACATTATAGCTATAGATACAGAAACTACTGGTCTTAACCCTTGGAAGGGGGATAGGCCATTCATGGTCACTCTCGCCAACACTGACGGTGATACAGCAGTTGTACGGTGGGCAGTAGATCCAACAACCCGTGAAGTCATAGTCGATCCTATTTCCTGGGGGAAATTAGCACCACTTCTCGCAGATGCTAAGATAGCCAAAGTCTTTGCTAATGCGCCGTTCGATCTTAATATGTTACAAGCTGTAGGCTTTACGATTGCAGGGGAGATATTTGATGTACAAGTAGAAGTACATACTCTTAACCCAGACGAGCCTACATATGGCCTTAAACCTCTTTCTATTAAGTACTTGAATATCGGGGATGATGATCAAAAAGAATTAAAGACCAGCATTATCAGCGCTAGACGTATAGCTAAGATGCAAGACTGGCCTATCAGTGAAGATGTAATGGGTGATTGCTACCTAGGAGACGAAGAAGCATGTGAGAAGTACGGTAGACTGGATGCATACCGTACTATGGCTCTTCACCTAGCAGCGCAACAAGGATTCGAAGAAGACGAAATACTACACAAACTATACAAGAAAGAGCAGCGTGTAGCCAAGGCTATCCGCAGCATGGAGGTTAGTGGTGTACGTGTAGACACTAAACGTGTTGAAGAACTACTTAAGTTCTACCAAGACTACAGGGATAAAGCTTCTATCGTAATCAAGGCTGAGGCTGGTGTGGAGTTTAACCCCAACAGTCCTAAGCAGATGACAATGGAATTCTTTGGTAAACGAAACTATACACCTATTAAGTATGGATTCGATAAGAAGAAGAAAAAACACACTCAATGCATGTGGTGCAAGGGAACTGGGTCGCTCTGGGATAAAACTTGTGTAGTCTGTAAAGGTTGCGCTAAGAACCCAAGTTGTAATGGAGACTTTCTAGCTACGATAGCTCTCGAACACTACATAGACGAAAACGGTAAGGATCAGGTTAAAGAGGTTAATAGATTGGCACACGCACTCCTATATGAGGGTGCCGCTGAAACCATGCTTCAGTACGTGAACCAGTATCATCAGTACGCTGTTCCAGCTACCCCATGTTTTCCTGGGGAAGATGTAACTGGAGTCTTTGTCATTCATCCCAATTACAAGCAGCATGGCACATCTACTGGAAGACTAAGTGCCAGCGCTCCGAACATGCAGAATGTGGCAAGTGACGAAAGTGGTAAGAAACGAGTAGAGATGGCCTACCGTAGTCGAGAGTGCTTTATCCCACGTCCAGGATTCGTTTACTACATACCAGACTATAGTCAGATTGAGATCTGGATGTTATTCTTGCGAGCTGGAGCTACTGAAGGAGTCAACGCATTAGCTGCCGGAGGTGATGCTCACGAAAACGTAGCACAACTCATATGGGGGGATCAGTACGACTTGGCGAGCGCCAAGCGTTGCGCTACACTTCTTCCCCAGGAATTAAGCGAAGCGGAGAAGAAGAATTTGAAGATGTCTAAGATGATACGTAAAAGAGCTAAGAACTTACAGTTCTGCAAGGTATATGGTGGAGGTGTAGCTAAAATAGCAGAGATGATAGGATGTAGTGTAGAAGAAGCACAGTCGTTCGTAAACGAGTACGAGCATAGGTTGCCTTACGTTAAGCAGTTTATGAAGGATACAGTACGTAAGGCAAAGATGGATGGGTACATACGAAACGCCTATGGTCGCAAGTACACTATTGATAGAGACAAGGCTTATATCGCCACGAATTACGACATCCAAGGGTCAAGCGCTGACCTGCTTAAGAGTGCCATGGTAGACGTACATGAAACCTTGTGTGCGAATGGCGGCCTATATACTGGCAACATGCGCCTGCAATTAACAATCCACGACGAGCTGTTGATAGAAGTACACAAATCTATCCACAGTGAACAAACCATGAAAGATGTAGTAATACAGATGACTAACGACTACAAGTTCCTAGGGTGCCCTATACGGTTCCCAGTAGGCATGAAAGTAGCAGAGAATCGCTGGTCTGAGAGTAATGAAGTAAAGGTAGTAATACAATGAAATTTAAGAATCCAGACAAACTTACCACACAGGAAGATATAGAAGACATAGAAGAGAAGCAAAAATACGATAAACAATCTATATTTGTTCAATTAGGACTTCTTCCAGAAGAAGGAATGAAAGGAGAAGTGTACATAGACTGCCCAGTATGCGGGTCAATTAAGAAGATGGCAGTTAATGCCACAAAGAAAGTGTTTGGGTGTAAGAAAGCTATATGTGGATTCAGTGGTAATGAGAGTACAGTATTAAGTAAGTTTCTTCCACTACTTCTAAGCCCATCAACAGGCAAGAGACAAAATATATCTAGACAATTAAGAAAAATAAAAGACGATGTATTTAGTGAAGAATATTGTCCAGAAATAGTATGGAATGAATTAACTGACAAATATGTATGGGTAAGTAAGAATGCAAAAGGAGAAGTAATAGGGGGATTCCATTGTGGAACCAGGTCTAAAGTAGTGTATAGTCTGGGTCTCCTGGGGGAAAAGGCGGAGATGTGCGGTCAACTAGAAATGGTTACTAGTGGAGCTCCTTATGTTTTTGTATGTGAAGGGTTCTGGGATTGGCATGTAATGAATTATGCTATTAGGTTTCTTGGTTTAGAATCAAAATATTCTACACTTTGTGCGCCAGGAGCCAATATTACACACATAAAAGACAAACACATACTGAAAGATAAACATGTAATACTGGTGATGGACAATGACGAAGCTGGAATTAAAGGAAATATCTCAGTATCAAATAAGTACGCTAACGTATGTAAGTCTGTTACATTCCTACAATGGGGAGACGATAAGAAATTAAAGTATGACATCTCTGACTTATTCTTGGATTGTGATCAAGATGCTAATGTATTCTTTGAATACGTATTGAGTCACCTAACTGAAAAACTGATTATAAAAATAGAAGGAAAACTGTTAGAAGAAGAAATTAAAGAAAAGATCACTAGAGGAAAAAATACTATACCACCGTGTTCAATAGCTGATCTACACAGAAAACGAGAAGAGATATTTCCATCCTCTAATTGTGATGTTATAGATGTTGTATATGGCGCAATGATCTCAGCTAGGTTTAGATTCAAAGCTCCATGTTGGTTACGTGTACGATCACCACCATCTACAGGAAAGACAACTCTACTACTACCGACCTTGGAAATAGAGAATACTATCCTCATGAGTGCGGCTTCGGCAGCATCACTAGTCTCTTCCCGGGACAGGGGGGCGAAAGCTGGTCCAGACGACAATGTAGACAACCCACTTGATTTCGTAAACAAAGTGAAACGTCTTGACTATGCTGTAGTAGTTAACTTAGACAATAGTACTGTCGAGGCTAAGGGAGAAGAGGCAACAAACGCATTCAATTCTATTATGCGAGGGTTCTATGATTCTGTCTACTCTGCCATGTCTGGCTCTAAAGAAACAGTAGTGCATGAAAATATAAACTTTGTCTATATATCAGCTTGCACTAACAACATAGAAAAAACTACCGATGCAGATGTTGGTGAGCGTTATCTAACAGTATCATTCTCAGAAGACCAAATATCAGCAAGAGAAAAGATAACCATAGAGTATGATAATGCTAATATCTATGATACTTTGTTGAAAGAATTTACAGATTGTGTTGTAGGTACATTTAATAGGCACTTGCGTATTGACCGACCTACTATGAGTAGAGAATTTAATATGTACATAGGTCAACTTGCAGTGATACTAGCCGCGCTTAGAAGCGTTAGAGGTGTTAGAGAAGATGGAACGTATTACTCAGTACCTTCTATCGAAGGGCATTACAGAATTAAGCATCAACTGTACGCACTAGCTTCAGGTATAATGGTATACCTAGAAAAGACTTCACTAGACGACGCTAGGGTAAAGTATTTACTAAGAAAAGTAGTAGTAGATTCAATTCCCACACTAAGACTAAAGTCTTTACAGGATATACTCTTAGAGAAAAATAATCCAATAAGATACTCCAGTACTGGGGACATAGAAGAACGAACATGGGACAGAACCATAGGAGAAATGAATGCTATAGGTATATTGAAGAACAAGAAGATAGACACTAGTACTGAGATCTACAGGTTCATAATGGATGTTGACCTATTTGGCCCACGAGTATTATCCGAGCATGAGCTCACTAACCACGTCCATGAGGAGTAATCATGTCACAGTATGCTATTGAACAACTTAACCCAGAACCCATGATCAAATGGATGCGAGAGCGCCAAAGGATATTTCGCCGTAGACAGGCTGGTGCTATGGCACCGTTCACTGACGATCCTATCTTACGTAAGTATAGATTCTGCCAAGTGTTTCGAGAACACGATTACGTCACAGCTTGGATCCGTGAGAACTGGCGTGTGCCGTATGCTAATCATCCCAAGATACCATTCGCCATGGCAGTAGCTAGGTACTTCAATGAACCAACTACGTTAGAATTGTTGACTGACTTAGTATTCCCAGACATGATGTTGAAGACTTCAGCCAGCTTCCATGTAGGCGAGGCTATTCGTAGGTGTCGTGAACGCGCGAAAGTAGCTACCGTATTTCGAGCAGCTTACATCATATCACCATGTGGAAGCACCAAACCTAAGATCGAACGTGTTCTCGAAGACTACTTGAATCCAGTGTGGAATTCTAGCGAAGAATGGATTGTGCCTGAAAGCTTGCAGAAGACACACTTCAATATCTGCAACGGCAATGAAGGCTTCGGCGCATTCATGGGGTACGAAGTAGTTAGCGATCTTCGCCACACGGCAAAGCTTAAGGGCGCATACGACATCATGACGTGGGCTAATCCAGGCCCAGGTGCGCAACGTGGTCTCCTACGTCTCCTGGGGAAGAAGGGAGCCGATGTCCGCAAGTCTTTACCAGAGGACTTTAAAATCAAAGGTATGCAGTACCTACTCACACAAGCGAGTGTAGCCTTGCGGTTCGAAGATCGCATGTTCCAAAAGCTAGAGATGCGGGACATTGAGAACGCGCTATGCGAGACTGACAAATATCTAAGGGCTGCAACTGGAGAAGGATCACCTAAACAACAATGGCAATGGAGCGGGAAGTAATATGGATTACTATATCCCAAGTAGAGGACGACCAGACTTTTATGCGTGGGACTCTTTGACTCCCACCATACGATCTAAGACTAAGGTGGTAGTACGTGGCGATGAGTACAAAGCGTACCACACCCTTAATCCAGATCGTGAGTATATAATTCTTCCCCAGGAAATAGACGGCATAAGCGCAACAAGACAATTCATACTTGACTATGGAATTCCTGGGGAAGAAAGAAGTGACCACTTCTGCATGATAGATGACGATATACGCAATTTCGGTATCAAACCAGATATCAATGAACAAAGCATTGTCATGGTAAAAGATGACGCGGTTGTGGATTCCATATTTAAAGACCTGGAAACCTTACTTGAACTAGGTTACGCACACGCTGGTATCTACGATAGACCAAGGTGTGGTCTCAGTACTGGTAGTTACTATAGTGAGAATGGATTAGCGATGCAGATAATTGCATTCAATAGAAAGACTATACACAAAGAACAGTTGAGATTCGATGATGTATTACTAGCCCAAGACAAACATATGACCCTTAGCTTATTGGAGAGAGGGTACAAGAATGCTTTGATTGCATACGCAACTTATAACTGCTTAGGAACACAGGCTCAAGGAGGATGTAGCTTATTTAGAACAGCTGAAATGATAGACGAACAAGCTATCCTATTGCATAAGTTGCACCCTACCAACGTCTCGATCACGCCAAAACTTGTGAACTACGATGGGATACAGAAGGTAGTTAATAAGGTACGAATCGGCTGGAAGAATGCTTATCGTCCAAGGGTAGGTAATCCACAACCAAATCTTTAACCAACTCGCGCTTGTCATTTATAAAATACGCCTTACCTTGTACCTGTTAGCTAACCAACGCCACGAAAGGGCACCAGATGTTTACGATTCACGCAAAGAACGTCAACGACGCATACCACGAGGGGATGCATTTAGTAAAGAATTGTTCGACTTTACAGAAGTCTAGAGTGGGAGACGTACTGGCTCTAGACAAGCCATTGACTACAGAATACGAGAACCCCCGCCAACGAGTACTGTGGGATGAACGGCGTGACGCCAACCCATTCTTTCACTTGATCGAAAGCTTGTGGATGTTGTGTGGTCGCAACGACGTAGAGCCTATGAAAGCTCTTGTGGGTAGGATGGATTCGTTTAGCGACGACAAAGAAACCTTCCACGGGGCATATGGGTATCGCTGGCGTAAGTCTTTCGGCTTCGATCAGATTGAAGCAGTAGTGAACCTACTACGAAAAGAACCGATGACACGCCGGTCAGTAATCCAGATGTGGAGTGCAGAAAAGGACCTAGGCGGTGAAGGTCTAGACCTACCATGCAACCTAAGCATCGCTTTCCGAGTTCTGAACAATAAACTGAACATGACGGTGTTCAACCGTAGCAACGACCTTATCATGGGAGCGTATGGGGCGAATATTGTACATATGTCAATACTGCAAGAGTACATTGCCAATCTAACAGGGTATGGTGTGGGGACATACTGGCAAGTGAGTAACAACGCACACGTCTACGTAAAAGATTACGAAGCTAAGTGGACCTTACCAGAAGGGGAATCACACAAAGACCCAGAAGACTTGTACGAGAATAGACTGGCCGTACCGTGGCCAATGATTGTTAACAATCAAGCAACATTCAAAGCAGAAGCTCAAGATATAGTTAACCTCTTCTGTGGACAAGACTTACTCAGAAACTGTGGAGGACCTACACATTACGATAATGGTTTCCTTGAGAACGTGTGCTTACCAATGGCTCGAGCTTACAAGGCTTACAAGGATGGAAAGCCAAACGACGCCGCGTACTTCGTTAATAGTATGTACTCGGGAACCGACTGGACTCTTGCTGGGAAGCGTTGGTTGTACCGTCGCGGAGTTGAAGGTATCAGTGGACAGGCTAAGAGGACTGAAGCAGAAAAGAAAGAGGTGGTAGGGTGACACTCGCTAACTTCATGCAGAGTGCTGGAGACGTTAAACGGTTCCACACGCACAACATCATTGGCGAGAATACCGTCGCGCACCATTCCTGGGGAGTATGTGTTCTGATACTAGAACTGGTGGGACCAAATCCGCCAGTCGATCTACTACGGGCAGCTATCTACCACGATGCATTCGAAGTAATCACTGGTGACATTCCCTACACTGCCAAGCAGAGAAGTCCAGAACTGAAAAGCATTGCAGACGAAATGGAGAAGGCTGCCGCGCTAGAAGTAGACGTCACCTTCAACATGCACCCGTGGGAGGAACATGTACTTAAGTTCTGCGACATGCTTGACTTAATGTGGTTCTGCGTAAAGCAGCGTAGGCTTGGTCACACCAAGATAGAGGAAGTGTTTAAGAACGGAACCCGTTATCTCCTGGGGAATATTAACAGTATGGACCAATATCCTGAAACCGCAGAAAAGAAAGAACGAGCCTCTGGCATGTATGATGAAGTAGCAAGGGAGTTCTACGATGTCTGATATCGATCAACAACAGGTGGGCGGGACGCACTACGCTACTCCCCAGGAAAAGTTGCACTTGCAACACTGGAACGTAGTGATTGCGTACCAGATTCCTTATCTACCAGCTACGGCTACAAAGTATCTATGGAGGTGGGCTAAGAAGAATGGTATTGAGGATCTTAAGAAGTCTAAGCACTACGTCCAGAAGATGATCGAGACTTATCCATGTCAAGCATTGGTTAAGCCAATCAGTCTTGAGTTTGTACAGGATCTTAAGAACGAACACAAGTGGGATATCTACACTGCCGTAGCAGTGAGGTACGTCATTGGCCCACACAACCTCGGAGGTGACCTAGTTGTACTAGGGAATGCTTTAGGTGTGATCGACAAACTTATCGCAGAAGAACTAGTTAAGGCCCACAGAGAAGCGATTATTCGCCAACTCCACCCCTTTCCTGGGGAAGATGAGGTCCAGCCGACGGCGAGCCAATTGCACCCATCGTAACCATAATTACGGCTAGGCATACCCTAGCAAGCCATACACCGTAATAACCGTCAGAATGTAGTAGCAAACGCTCTCGCTGACGGTTATTACTTAACAACACACCAGTAAAGGGCCACCATGGCCAAGTTCGTATTCCCAACCGTCCAACCTATTACGTATGACGAAGTACTAGAGTACATAAAGAATAACCCCCGGTCTGGACCGAGGGCAATGTCTAAACGAGATAAGCAAGCCAAGCATCGGCTCACGTACTTCAAGTTGTTTGGACTAGCACTCGATCGTAACCGTGGGCGCATTAAGACCGAGTGGGCGCAAGTTGGAGATGGTAAAGGTACGCCAGCTCAACAGCTTCTCTATACTTGGGTCGGTGGTTGAATCATCCTGGAAGAATAGACAACCCAGGTATGTAATCCCCATTCTCTATATTGACTTGGGGAGATCCAAATGAATGAGTTACTATCTTCCTGAATCCTATGTACACTCCTGCACTCTCTGTGACGAAGGCAGCGTTAGGACCAACCCATTCGTATGAAATAGTGTAGTAGTATTTTAGATTTGCATTTGGAGCAGCAGGCACTGGGAATGTTACCTCAAGAGCTATGTATCCTAATCCTGTCTGTCCGAGTCCCGGTTGATTTCCAGCTAGAAGAGTAACTGGATAAGTCCCTATATCCTGCGTAGGAACGAATGGACCCCCGATGTCTCTATCAAACCAATTAATGAATACTCTTAAAGAAGGGTTACCTACTACAGACCTAAACCAGTCACAAGATTTTACGTAGATAACTAATGGACCAGATGCGAAAGGAGTTACGAATATCGATGCACTCCCATCAGGTATGAATCTAGGAATCCCGTCTTTTACTAGTCTCAGGTCGCTCCTATAGGTAGGACCATCCGAAGAAAACTGACCACCTATTACAGAGTTATTTCCAGACAATGGATACGGTTGTATTTCACACCCTGCAGGAAGAGGCTGTGGTGCGCTACCGACTGGGAGAGGTGGTGGTTCATATATTAATCCGTTATTAATCCCAGTAGGAGAGTATACACAGATAGCAGAGAGAGCGCCTATAGCAGTAGCATCTAATTTGATGAAGAAGCTGTATCTAGATTGAACACCTGCGAATCCATCTATCCTAGAACTAAACCCTACTCTATCAGTAATACCGTTGGCTCTGTGAGTGTATCTAGTGAATTTTAGATTAGTAGTTCCAGACAACACAACCAAGTTAGCTAGTGGATCAGGAACATTGAATTGATTAACGTAAGTACTACCAGCATATGGGGGAGTCTGCAGTGGTAGTATGGGGATTAGTTCTCTATCCGTAACGCCTAGGTCACCACCAAAAAAGTCCTGCAATACACCATTGTTGACTAGCGCTGTAGCTGCGTAGAAAGATTCAGTACTAAATCCGTGTGGGTCTTTCCACGGTATTCTAGGAGACACCCCAGAGATAGGAGAAAGCCACTTCTCTACTGGAATTATGTTTGTATTTATTACAACAGTCGTTAGATAGGCATTCACTACTGTCGTAGTCACTGTAGAAGTAGTAGGCATGTCAGGCTATCAATGGTTGGTATACGAGTGTTGTTCCACCAGCGGTCACTGGAAGAACTATACCTATCATACTAACTATCACGCAATTATTTGGTAGTGAGTAATCTAGTGGAGGAGCAATAGACAGCACGGGTTGGATAGCTACCCACAGCGGTCCACCTAGGCTACCGTCTGTAAGTACTTCTCGACCATATCCATGTCCTGGACCGTAGTCTATCGCAGATGGATCTGTCGTAGGAACTATAGTTAGATTGGTTACGCTCCTCTTAATACCAAAGATGGCGGGGGGTCCAACGTATAATTGAGTCAATCCTAGTATGAGTATTAGTTTAGAATTTACCTGAGCAGAGCTCACACCTCCCCCACGACTAGGAGTTCTGACTGGCCTGATAGCCAACTCCCGACTCAGGACTCGTACCTGTTGCTGTAGGGCATCGAATTCGCGTTGCGTAGGCATTAGATTAAATACTCCAAGTCAAAGTAGTCTGTGTTGATGATAGTAGTCTGCATCTGATGGTTATACTCCTGCGAGGTAACTACCGTATTAACGTCTTGAACCTGCCCATCAGCAGCTAGGTATCGAATGAACTCTCCTATTTGTGGATCAGTTACTTCGTCCATAGCATCGTTGGTGAAGTACGGGAAGTATGTACAGAACTTCTTACCTGTGACTATACGGCGTCTAGGGGTCATGTACCAGTTGGCAGATATCACATGTAACCGCTGCATCAGTAGACGATCGTCTCGTATCACCGCTGGATTTCCTGGGGAAGATCCTAACGCATTCCGCATAGGCTCAAAGCCCTTGTCTTGCGTATAGCTACTCTGCTTCAAGTCCCATATGCAATTACTGGATGCAAGCCATAGCTGTAACCCTGGGAGGTAGATAGTCTTAGACCTTAAAGCTTGTCCTCTATCTTTTATGCTGGCAGGATACCCAGCTACAGAAGAGGTGACAGTTGTGGTGCAGAATCTAACAGGGTACGGTAAACGCAATGTAAGAGATACAGCTACTCGAGACAATGGGAACTCAGCACCAAGTTGATTATCTGGTGGTCTGGTAACGTCCGCTACTGGATCAGCAACTAATCTTTTTCCACTCTCAGTGTTAGCTTGGTTGTCTAACATGATAGCGTCTTTGGCGACGTACACGGTAGGTTGATACCCTGACATGGGACCACTAGATGTGATAGATCCAAAGAACTTATCGTCTCCCTGAGCCCACTGACCCACAGGTAGATACCAGTAATCTCCACCATCGACCGTGCTGGAAGGAGTCTCTGTATCAACCCCATCTGGTCTTAGATACACCTGTAGTGGTCTACGACTTGGTAATCCGTATTCTTCAGCGTTGTCAGTCTTGGTTGGGAATGACTGAGTACTGTCGTACTTATAGTACTCGTAAAATGGAAGGCTTTCAATCAGTTCCACGTATCCAGACGGAGTGACAGCCAGTGGAATAGTATTACCTTCCCCAGGAACAACGACGGAGCCGTCATCGGCACACTGAACATCTACGCGTTGAGTACCAGTATCAAACCCATTACCGGCCTTACCAAGCCATCCACGGGGAAGACCAAATAGATTATAGACGTGGTTATATCTACGAGCCATCATACGTTGGTTTACGGTGTATCCTACGAACGTACTCTGGTCTGTAGTTGAATATCTATTCTCCATAGCTGGAGACGAATTAGGCCATTGGCCAGAGTTATCCTTAGCACCATCAAACAGACACATAGTTACAGCTATCTCGATACGTTCACCTACAGTCTCAACATAATCGTGAACATTGACTGTAGCATCAGACTGTTGAAATACATCGTCCATATTTCTGTGGTCGCCTACTAAGTTATATATCTCATCAGCTGCTAATCCTTGATACACTAATGCACACGTATCTGCACCGTCTATGGTGTAGGGGTTAGAGGCATTAGCTACTGGAGATGTGTAGGTTAGATCTTCATAGAATAGTGGGCATACATTCAATCTTACTATTAGCTCGTCACCATTGTCTTCCCAATCTAGCCACACTGCACCAAGACCGCGTCGTCTGGATAAGAGCTTGGTATAGATTTCAAATACTGATTGATCTACACGAACAGCTACAGCAGTAGCGTAATCGAACTGTAGAGCCCCAAGTCCATGTAACTGGAACAGTGGTTCTCCTGGGGGACGATTAGCAGCGCCAGCATGCTTGATCATCTCTCGCTCTGTCCACTTGTTCAAGGCAACCCATGGATTAGCTGCACCAGTTAACGAGTAGGCTCCCTGCCAAATGTGACAAGGAATTTCAACACCTTTATTCGTATATGTTATAGTTGGATGCTTATTGCCAAGAATAGCCCCAAGACTTGCATCGTACGTGTTGTACCCTGGATTGAAATAGGCATTGGTAGTCTTTACTTCGAATGCGTATCCACCACCTCCACCAACGAAACCAGACTGGGACATCATCCACTTAGTAGTACGCCACAGTCCATCCATACAGCGATAGACACGGGCACCAGTACGGTAAGTATTTCCCCTGGAATCCAAGTTGACCCCAGTACCTGGAGCTGCTATGTCTTCTTGATCGAACACCGTTCCCCAAAAGACAGTCTTCCACGGACCAGCAGCAACCTTACGCATCTGGATTTTGATATCCATCTTCTTAAGGTCTGGTGGTAATACCTGCCCACTAGCCGGATATAATCCTGGGAAAGTACCATATAAGAATCGGAACTGAGCCTCACCTAGTTCTGGCAAACAGTTACGTTTGATGCGAAGAAGTTCTGCCCCCTGCTGACTATTAACATCACCAAGGTACTCTAGTGTAGTCCAGTCGGTAGCTGACTTAGTAGGAGAGGTGTCTAACGCACCAAAGCCGTTCCGCCACTGGATGCGGACTACTGGTACTTCGTAAGGCTGAATAGGTATATCTACTGCATCTGGGAGAGGTGGTGGCATAATTTTCCTGGGGAAGATGTGTTAGGCCGTCTCTGCTGAGAACTGGCAGTCGAAAACAAATCTAACTAGAGCTTTAGGGTTGACGCTTAAAGTCAAAGCAGCTACAACATCTGCAGAAATAGGTGTAGCCTGAACATCCCATACGAACATCTTATTGGTTGGAACGTACGTTACTCCATTAACGGTTATCTCAAATACACATACCGATCCTTTAAATAGGAACGAGTCATCATGGGCAGCAAGTGCCGATGGCCATGACGCGTAGTCAGAAATTGCCTCCATCCTAAACTTACGGTAGTCAGTCCTGAATATACGCATGCGAGATCCATCAGCCCCAGCCGCAGTGATCTCGTCTACTATGTTTTCTTTAGTTGGCTTGTACCATCCACTGTCGAAATTCACGCAGATAAACTCTAGGATGTTTCCTGGTCCACCAGCAAGGTTCGTTAGTTTAGCTAGTCCTGGCATTTCTATTCTCCGAGATATGGGTTAGTAGCTGGCTTCGTGGTTACTACCT